GATGTTTGTCCACTATCTTCTGTAACCAATCAGCTCTTTTGTAATTCCATATTACTTTTAGCTGTTCCTGAACAGGTACAGAAAAGGGTTGACCAGCTAGAGAACTGGTCAACTGAACTAACTGATTTAAAGATATTTTCATTATTCTTTAGGTTCGTCTTTTTTATCTTTAGCTTCAACTTCTTTTAAATTGATAACTAAGTTACCTTCTTTCAGTTCAACTTGCTTAACATCTGCTTCAGTAATCCCAGCAGTTTCAAGAACAAAAGACATTAACAAACCCTCTTTTTCATTAAGTTCTTGAAAAGCTTTGTTTAAAGTTTGTTTTTGAGTTTGGATCTGAGTCAGTACTTCAAGCTGTTTTGGCAGTAATTTTACTAGTTTTTCCATGTTTTTGTAGTTAGTTTAATTTGTTGTAAATATAGTAAAAAGTTTTTAAATCTCAAATATTACCCAATATTATCATCTATAGTTAATGTATTTGCGTAAGTTTTTACTTTGCTTGCTTTATCTAATTCTTGATAAATTGCTCTAACTTGATCTTCAAACAAAGCTTCCACAGTTTGTTGTTTTGTTATAGGATTAGGAGAAGATACACCAGCTGTTATTATAGTTGACTCATAAGTTTTTCCATGAAATCTCAATATATAATCAAGAGTAATATCTAATTTATTATTTTTAATTTTAATACTTATTGTAGCCATATTTTATTAAATTATAGGTGTCCAATTAGGTCTGTTAGCATAATATTGAGCCATTGCTACTTCTGCTGCTATTTGTAATTCAGCTTCTAATTCTTCTCCAGTTTTATTACTTTGAACAGATGTAAGTACTTCAGCTGTAGCATTTTGTATAGTAAATTGAAAAGTAACATCATAAGCAGCTTTACCATCAATTTCTTCTGTTCCTCTTCTTATAGCTTGCCAAGTAGCATTTCTGTTGTTATCTTGAACTAAAAATTCTGTTTGAGTTTTTGTAGCAATTTCACTAGCTAGTGCTGCATTATCAAATAATGTTGCAAATTCCGGTGATTCAGGGTCTAAATTAGTAGCATTCAATTCAGTAGAACTGTACTGACAGTTTACTAAAAATTTTACTTTTAAACCAAGAGCTAATTGATGATCTTGAACGTTGAATGAGTATTCCATAATTTTAATATTTATTGTTTAGAAATTTATTTTATTAAGCATGAACTGAAAATCCTACAACATCTCCTAAAGTAACTCCTGTATTATCTGTTAAACCATCTGCTCCAGTTATTGCTACAACAATTGCAGTAGAATGACCTATACCACCTTCTAATGAAATAAATATTGGAGCTGTCATACTAGCAGGTAAAGGTATTTGATATGTTGCTGCTGTAGTACCTAAAGTTGGAGTTGTATTATTAAATACTTTTATACTTCTTATTGCTGCTGCTCTATTAAGTATAAAAAATCCTATTAATCTTCCAGCACTACCTTTTATAGTTTGAGCAACAGGTGTAGCTGGACAATTTAAATTAATTACAGTTCCAGCACCAGTAGCACTACCTCTATATTGAACACCAACATCACCTACAGCATTAGTACCAGCAGCAAGTGATCCAGTACCAATGTTAGCAGTAACTGTTCCTGAAACTGGTTGAGTTGGTCCAACTACTGTCCTAACAATATCTACAGGTAAACCTGTACTAACTGTCATAGGTCTAACATCTTGTATGCTTACATCTTGTGCGGCATAATTACTTATTGCAATTAGTCCTATTGTCCAAGTAGTTGTAGAAGCTGGAGCAGTACCTAAATTTAGAACTCTTATTTGTAATCTTAAAGGTATATCATCTGGTACATTTTCTACACGTGAAGCTCTATTAGTAATAGATGCAACAGCAGAGCTTGCAACTAGTTGATCTGACAATGTACAAACTAAATCATTACCTGTTAAAATTGCTAAATGCCCGGGAGATGCTGTTGTATTAATAGTTGCAGCAGTAGCACCAGATGCCCAACCATTTCTTTGAGTATCAAAGTTTAGAGCAGTTGCGGTAGTTCCTTGATATTGTAATTGATAATAATTCCATCCAAATAAAGAGCAGGTTCCTGTACCAACTGCAAACCCTGAGACTGTAAATGTAACATCATTGCCTAATATAGAAGCGATTGGATAACGACCAGATAAAAATGTACCAGTTCCAGAAAATCCACCAATATATACAGACTGTCCTATATTTTCTGCTGTAAATGGATTAGATGGAATGGTTACAGTTATTGCTGTAGCTGATCCTATTGAATAGGAAAGTGAATCTCCAATAACATCTACAAGTTCCACAAAAAAGTTTTGATTAATGATACGTTGAGATATGGTATTTCTAACTCTTAAACGTATACCTCCTTTCCAATTTGCAGTAGAACGTATAATAGTTTCTGATCTAGCTGTAGTTCCAGAAGTAATAACTAGATTACCTCCAGTTTGGTCAACATCCATACCTGTTCCTATTCCACCAACAATAGTTCCCCAATCTGGATCAACGGTATTAGATAATACTTTTGTAAACCCTATTCTTGAAACGCGTTGTGGTAATAATCTAGTTGCTACACCTAAACTATCTATATCATCTGATGGTATTTCTGTTAATATTGGTGATTCTATTGTTACATCGCCTACGAGTCCCATAATATTTTATTTTTAAGTTATCCTATTATTACCCAATTTGTTCCATTACTAACTACTACCAGTACTTTTCCATTTAAAATATTACCAATATTTGTTGGAATAATCCAAGTTAAGTCTCCATCTATTGTTTGACTAGACGTTGTATCTACAGTAATTGTTCCTGTTCCTATGTTTTTAATTGTATAAACATTAGTATTACCTACCGCCGTTGGTAATGTCAGTGTAAATGTATTTGTACAAATATACACATAATCTGTAGATGCAGCAGCTCCAGCAGTAGTAGTACTAGATATATTATTTACTGATCTGATTATACCACTACCAGCTCCAGGAGCAGGTTGCCAACTAGCTGTAGTACCGTTAGAAGTTAATACATAAGTATTTGCTCCAATTCCTAATCTAATAGCTGCTCCACCAGTATCACCAACAATTAAATCACCAAGTGTTGTCATTGGATTAGTAAATCCAGTTGCAGGAGTTTGCCATATAGGTAATCCAATACCTTGACTAGTTAAAACTTGACCACTTGTTCCAGTAGAACCATTTAGAGAAATTGCACCATTATCTAACCTTAAACTACCATTCCTCAATCTAAGGGCAGTATGATTAAGTGTTCCTGTAACTGTAATAACAGGGTTATAATCTATACCAATATAATTTACCGTTGATCCTATACCTGACTGATCTACTGTTTGTATAAATGAAAGACCAGTCCAACTACGAGTAGCTCCGGCAGCATTGTCAGAATGTGAATTTTGTCCAAAACTCCAATTAACACTCGCATCTGTTGATTGTGCTGATCCAACACCAAATAATATTGATCTTGTTCCTGAAATATTTCTACCTCTTAGATAAAGCTGTCCAGTCGTGTTTGTAATTCCAGCAGCAGAGCCTTGAATATCAATCTCTGTTGTGTTTGATAGAATTAAGTTACCACTATTTTGGAATAAGTATTTTACAGTATTTACATCATTAGCTAATCTTAAAATATTACCACCTGAAGTGCCGTTTATATCTACTTTTGTCAGTGCTGTTATGGACACTGGAGCTACACCTAACCCTATAGCTGTGTTTGTAAAACCAATATTAAATGCACCACTTATTGTATTTGCTGCTGTTAATGCACCACCTGATGCTAATAACCAACTTAATCCTGTCGATTGCTTATTACTAAAAGTATTCCAATCAGTAGAGCTTAAATATCCATCAGTAGACGTAGTTGCTTGATCTATAGATAATGTTCTATTAGCTGATAAATCACCACCTCCTGATAATGGGCTAGTAGTTGATATTGTTCTTGTTGTTGATACACCACCTAACCCAACTAATGTATAATTAGGAATATTTAATGTATTTGTAATAAAAGTTGCAGCACCACTACTACCAGTAGTAGTAAGAGATATTACATCTTGTTTACCATTAAATGTATTCCAATCAGTTGATGTTAATTGTCCTGATTGCGATGTAGTAGCGTCTTGTAATGTAAGAGTTATTGCAGGAGTAGTAGAAGCTGTTGCTACAGAACCACTAAATCCATTAGCAGTAACTATTGATACAGATGTAACTGTTCCAGAACCACCTCCACCAGAAGATGCTGCCCAAGTAGGTACACCACCAGTCATTGTTAATACATGAGTATTAGTACCAGCAGCTAACTTAGATAAAGTATTTATACCAGAAGCATATAGTATATCACCAGTAGCATAAGTGGTTTGATTAGTACCTCCACTAGTTTCAGGTAATGTACCAGAAACATGAGTAGTTAGTCCTACTTTACCCCAAGAAGATACTGTTCCAACACCTCCACTTATTAATACATTCCCTGTTGCTACAGAAACAAGTTTAGAAAATGTTGTAGTTGTATTAGCTTGAATTAAATCACCAATAGTGTAAGAAGCAAAACCTGTTCCACCATTATCAGCATCTAAAGTTCCACCAATTGTAAGTGTTCCACTTGCAGTTATTGGACCACCAGTTAGTGTAAGTCCAGTTGTTCCACCAGAACCACTAATAGATGTAACTGTACCAGTTCCAGCTACAGCTTGCCATGTTGGAATACCTGCTACTACAGTAAGTACGTGACCATTAGTTCCTACTGTAAGTGGAGCAGCAACATTAGAAGCGTTACCTACCCAAATAGCACCTAGAGCTAAAGCTACATTTTGTTTTCCTGTAAGTTGTGTTTGTACAGAGGATGTTGCATCGTAGAAACCAGTAGTGAGTTGATTTATTTGTGCAGCACTAGCACTAATATCTGTTATATCGCTTATTGATAAAGAATCCCAAAGGGTATCATAATCTGTTGCAGAATTTTTCTTTAAATATTGATTAATTGTTCCACCAATAGGCATACCACTTGGTGTAGTTACCCAAGCTAATCCTCCTGCAGTTGATGATAAATATTGTCCAGATGTTCCTCTTGCAAATCTATTCCATGATCCTGATTGATATACAACTAAATCACCTTCTACTGGAACAATTGCAGAACTAAATAATAGTCTATTATCTAGTTGTGTTTGTATGGATGAAGTTGGGTCTATATAAGAAGCAATTGTAGTTGTAATACTTGAAGCAATAGGTAATCCATTTGCATCTGAAATAATTAATCTATTTGCTGTAATTGCAGCTTGTTCTGAAAATACACCAGAACCATTGTTAATTAATATTCTATTTGCAGTACCACTAGCTAATTTAGTTCTAGCTATGTTTGCAGCAACAGCAATATCGTTATTAACAATTGAGTTAGCTAGGTTTAATTTCCCATAAGTAATTCCCGCACCAGTGAAGATATTAGCGTCAGTAATTACATCTGTGGCAATAGAAGTTACACCCGTATTAGATAATAGTACAGCTCCAGTTATTGTTCTAGCTTGAGCTAAATTGGAAGCATTACCAACATATAGTTGAGCAGAATTTAGAGAAGTACTTAAATAAGTAGATGGATCTATACTTGGGACAGTTCCAACATCTTTTGTTGAGGTATCTCTGGTCAAAATAGGGTCACCAGTACCTGGATCTAGTGTTCCAAGTATTTTTTGTCCACCTCTTATAACTAATTTTTTTGACATTATACTTCGTATTCAATTGTTATATATCCTCGTACAAATCCTGTAGAGTTGTAAGTTGCTTGATCATATTGTCCTAAACTTGATCTAATTAATGTTAAATCTGCTCCATTAACTGACCAAGTACCACTTATTATACCATTGGATTGATTTATGTATTCTAATGGTGTGTATAATGTATCTGTATTATCTCTAATAATGACATGAACAGTCCTTATTTTTTTGTAGTCCGTTATCCCGTGCGCAATAGTAATCGAGGCCACTGTGTCCATATCCCAACTAGGAATAGTAATTGTGTCTGTTCTTTTAGTAAACACACCAGAACTTTGTGTTCTATAACCACCTTGCATTTCGGTAGTTCCAGCTACTTGTATTGCTCCTGTTGTTTCAGAAATAATACTATTAACAATAGAAGTAGCAGAATTCGCTTTAGGTATAAAACCTACAGTTAATCCTGAAATACCTGCTGGAACATTCTGCCATGCAGGTAATCCTCCAACTACGGTTAATACTTGACTAGCTGAACCTATTTCTAATCTTGCAGTAACGTTGGATCCATTACGTATTAATAAGTCACCAATTGTTGTTAGTGGATCAGTAAGTTTTGCAGTTAATAACCCAGTTAGGGAAGAACCAATATCAACATAACCTAAAGTTGTAGGGCTTAATGTAGACGATACTAATTTACCAGAACCATTAGTTATTGGAACTATGTTGTTATTTAAAGAAGCTAGTTTAGTTAGGGTTATGTTTGCTGAGGCATTGATGTCTGCGTCTATAACTACTCCAGAACTAATTGAAGTTACTCCAGAAGTACTTAAAAGTACATCACCTGTAACAGCAAAGTCTTGTGCTTGGTTAGAAGCATTACCTATGTATATTCTTCCTAGAGGAAGTACATTTGTAATTGGGCCAGAACCATTACCATTATTTGGGATAAAGTATCTGGAACCAGTTATAGACCATGTACCACTAGTTATTGTAGCTACTAGTTGTATAGTGCTTGCAGAATAAACTATACTAAATTCTATTCCTGAAGTATCACCTCCTACATCATCAGCTCCTTGATCTGCTACGTCTGTTAAAGAACCATCTGCTGACCAATGACCAATTATGGAGGAAGCTCTTTGAGCATTTGAGGAGTTGATAACATGATAATCCCACCTAGCAGCTTTAGCGTCAGTAATAGCAAATGAATCTACTACAGTTGTAATAGAAGTAGAGATTATTGAAAAATCTGTAGCTAGTCCTGTATAACCTCTTGGGCCAATAGCACCAGTAGCTCCAGTTTGTCCAGGCTCTCCTACAATTACAGCAGGAGCTGATTGAAAAGTAAGAGGAGCTGAAACAGGGTATTGGTTAAGCTCACATAACTTAATCAAACATTCTAAGATGTAGTTAACATTTAGAATATCAGTTTCATCAGTAAGTAAACTTCTGTAGTTTAAGGCTTCTAAGTAACCTAATATTAAATCAGCTTTGTTCCATTGATCTAACAAAGCTTTTCCTAATCGTTTCTTTACTACTAAACCATTAACTAGATCTCTATAGTAAATTTGTGATTGGTATATAATACTGTCTGCACGTACATCAATCATTTAATTTAATTTAACGTGTTATACAACCACAATCATCACAATACTTCTCTAGTAATCTTGCATTCTTCTCTCCTTCAATAAATTGACCAGTAGTTTCGTTTATTGCAAGTAAAGCAAATAGATCTCTTATCCAGTGGTAAAATCTTCCCATTCTTGTGTCACAACCGCAATCATTACCACTACAAGTTTCTATAGCGTGTTTAGATGCTGCTTTAAGATAACAAATAGAAGATTGAAAACTAACAATCTTGTCTATTACTTGGTAAGTTAGGTTGCCAGAAGCTGAAGAAGTACCTACGTTGGCTATTTTAGTTGTTGGATCTGGAACGGGGGAAAAGTAGATTAAATTCGTTACAGCGTTTCCAGCAGAAGGAGTATCGTTAATATACTCATAAAAAGCGTTTAATGTTGTATCCCAAACCAGATCATATTTGTTGTAAGTTGTTCCTACTAACCAGTTGTTAATTATAACAAACTTATATTTATGCCAACCATCTACTCCATTTGTAGTTGTAAAGGTTGTTGCTACTTCAGGATCAAAAGCAGTTACAGTTAAAGGTGTTTCTACTTGATTCTCATCTACTTTAAAAGCTGTTAGGTAAACAGCTACAGCGTTACGTAATGGGTTAGCTCCACCATATACTGTACTGTCTGTCCAATTACTTTCAGTACCTGGACTAACTATTGAAGCTCTTACTAAATTTGGTGTTAAAGCCATATCTTATTCCTATTTAAAAATAAACCCTTGTAATAGTTTATACTCTACTACAAGGGTCATAATGAGTCGGTTAACTATTAAACCGCGAATACTGTCTGCAAGGTAGAGTTCAAAGTTCCACCATTAGGAGCAGCAATCAAAATACGCTGCATCTGACGTTGATCGTATTGAGTAGGCAAAGCTGAAGGAGCATTACGTGATAACAAGTCAATAAAGATTTGATCGTATGTACCAGCAGTACTTGAAATCAACGTAGGCATACCATAATCCTCACGGAATGCTGCGTTACGAGTAGAACCTACACCATCAAAGATAATACCTTCTGAAGCTTCCAGCTCACGAATTTGAGGGCCAGCTCCTGAACCAAATACCCACTGTGTTACTACACTTGAAGTAGTTGCAGCAGCAGAAGGAGTTCCAAGACCTTGAGCACTAAAGATATAGTCAGTAGACAAACCAGTCAAACGAAGACCAATTAATGAAGTACCACTCACGAAAGGAGCAGTCAACACGTTAGCGATTGCTAAAGCTCCGTTGGTTGTTCCTGTAAATGGACGGTCTAAAGTAAAGGTTGTGCTGGCAATAGCTGTTACACGATAAACATCGCCTGTTTGACCAGTTCCACCAATTGCTAAGTAACCCCCAACTACTGGAGCACCTGTAGGGGCTGCGTTGAAGGTAACAAATGGACTACCGTTAGTTACAGCTAAAGAAGCTGCTACGGTAATTGCAGTAGTTGTTGAGCTTTGAAGAATCTCAGCACGAACAAAACGATCTGGGAATACGTTTTCATAATCCAAACTTCCCATCATACTTTTTACAATTTCTGATGCAACCAAGTATTGATTGGCTGTGCTAGAAGTTACAGAAGCATATCCTTCTTGAACTGGGAAAGGTTGATTACCAGGAGTAAGGTCACGAGCTGCAACACCTACTGTCAAAGTATTGGTTGCAGAAGCACCCGTAAAATCAAAACCAAATGTGTTAGCAGCAGCAGCAGTTGGGTGATAACCTAAAGCAATTACTTTAGCTACTGGAGCAGCGTACGCTGTACGAACTTTACGTAAAATATCATCAAAAGCTAAAATTGGAGTTTTGTTTACTTGTCCATCACGCTTTTGTGCTACGAAGAATTTTAATCCTGCGGTTAATGCGGTAGTACGAACAGCACCAGAATCTAGAAATACACCAACTTCACCGTCAGCAGCAGAAGCGATGAAAGCGTTGAAGGTAGTTTGTGCTGTGTAAGTAGCAGTACCCACAATTACTTTTTGTGATACTCCTGAAAGGTTTTTTGAATAAATTGACATATTTGTTTTAAATTGTTTTTAGTTAACTTCTTAATTCTGTGTCTTGAACTGATGCTGGGTAAGCTTGATCCTTTGTATCCAACCTCAGTATTTCTACTGCTAAGTCGATCAATTTAGGGTGTGTACTTTCAGCTAGTTCGCAAGTTTGATTCAAACTTAATGAAATTGTTCGTGGCTTCCTAATGTAGTCTACGTTCAACTTACTTATTATGAAGCTTTTATCTCTATAAGTTACAAAATAATCTAAAGTTTGGCTGATTATTGGCTCTTCTGTACTTGTATTGTAAAACTCATTTTGATACAAAGATTGATACAAAGTATCCTGTTGTTCTATTCTTGAAGTAGCTATCTTAACACTTTTTGATGTCAAATTAGGTATTAAACCTCGATTAAAGATAGAATATGTGGTCTGTGTAGCTACAGCAGAAGTTGAGGTATATCCAGTAGCTGAAATAGTTACTGTTCCTAAAGGGTTATTGGATACAATAAAGAATTTACCTTTCTGGTAAGTATCTCTGTATCGTTCCCAGAATACTTGAGTTGTTCTGTTTCTGTAAAAAGCTTCTACTACGTTTTGAGTAATAAAGTACTTTCCTGGTATTGTCTGTACTCCTGTAGCTATCTCAGAAGGTAGAGTGTACAAAGTTCCTTGAACAGAATCTGTGATGGTCAAGTTCGGGAAATAGGGGGAGTTACCCACAACAGTAGGATAACCTACTACAGCTACGTATTCAACTATGTTTGTTGTAGCTAAATTAGGAGCTTGTTCACAATTCAATGGATCAGTTACTAACTCCATTCTTGTATTAATTGTCCAGTACAGATCAGAAGGAACAGTTGTATAGCTGTTTAAGATATTAGTTTCATACAGAAGATCGTTTGTTCCTGGAATAATAAGATCAAATCCTCTATTGGTTTGAATTAATCCAGATACAGTAGATAAGTCTACTTGATCATCTTGAAAATCAGTCTCTACACCTTTTTCAAGTAATCTGTATTGGGCTTTATTTAAAGCAAGATCAATCTCTTCAGGAAAATACTTGTTTCTTTTAAAACTAGCAACTTCCTGAAGACGTTGATTAACTTCGAGGTGGAGAGCAAATACTTCCATTTATTTATTTTCGTTCATAACCCACTATTTGCATTTCTGGAACTTGTAGGTATACCCCTTCTTCTAACTCTATTTCTTGAGGTCTAATTCCAGGCATAAGAACAATATTGTCTCCAACCTGTATTTCACTAACATCTTTACCTACTTTTACTACAACGTAATCACCTAATTTACCATCAGCTTTATGTTCTTTTTCATTTTCAAACATATCAGCAGAAGTTGTAATTACAAAGTCAGCTTTTGGTATAAAGATACCTCCTTTAGTTTTCTCTTCACGAACCTCGTAAAAGAGAACTGCCCTGAAAGTTGGGCAGAATTTCTCTAATTTCATAATTTAGTTTAGTTGGTTAGTAGCTATTATTCAGTTTCTACTGAATTTTTCTTGCTTTTAGTATCTTGTATCTCTTTAGGCAAGTATTCATCACCTTTCTTAGCTTTTTGTTGATACTGTACTCTCAACAAATTAAGCTCTCTTGAGTTCTTAGGATTCTTAAAGTACAATACAGCATCATCCATGTTTACACCAATCGTAATACTTGTTTCATTGTAAACAATGTTATTACCAACTCGTTTCAAGTATTGGATAGCAATACCTTCTTCAATCAAGAACTTCATTTCTAAGTCTTTATCTTCACAAACATTAATGAAACGTTGAAAAGCTTCAGTTTGTTGAGCTGACTCTAATTTAGGGTTCTTAGTTGCAAATTGTTTCAATACAAGGATACGATCTTTCTTCAAGTTAGCTACGTTACGTCCAAGCATTGTAAGGATTTGATCTACTTTTACAGTATCGTCCTTAAATCTCATATACAATTCGTAAGCTTTATCTTCCAGTGAGTTGATAGAAAGAGCTTGTTTAGTAACTTGATTAGGATCTACTACATAAAACTTTTTAGAATAACTACGTTGAGCTTCTTCTTTAGTTGGAGCTACATCAGGATGTCTGAGGATAAAACGATATTTCAGGTAATCAGGTAGTTGTAGGGGTAGGTTAGTTTCACTCAAAGGTTTAGAATCATCTTCCAAGCCAATTTCTAGTGTAATACCATCTTTAGGTATTTTGATAACCATATTATCATAGGTTTCAGTTACTTTACGTCTGAAGTCTTTATCAGATACTTCTACTCCAATGAATTCAGGAAGTAACATTCGTTGTTCCTTAAAGTCAAGACCAGTACCTGTTACTTTACCATCAAAATATGGACCAATAGGTTTGTAAGATTCTCCAAGCCAAGCTTTTACTTCTGGATCTTCTTGTGACATTTCCACCAAGTTGTAGTGGCGATGAATTTCAATTACTTTTTTACTCATGTTAGTTTAGTTGTTTAAATAAGTTTAGTTTAGTTGATTATGATGCAAAGTAAGCTTAATAATTCAATTCCACCAAATGGGAATTTATATTGAGCTTTAATTAAAAGTACAAAAGAAAAGCAGCGTTTTAAGCTGCTTTTCTAACCAACTAAACTAAACTATCTTAATTATTCTTTATATTTCCAAGAGAATCCTCCAGCAGTTTTACGTTTTCCTTTACAAACGTCACTTATTCGACAAAAATTGGCTCCAGTTTTCTGACAAGCTTCTCTGGCGGACTCATACTCTGCAATTATCTCTAAATTTTCTGGGTTTAATTGTAGTACAGCTTTTTTATTATGATCTTTTCTTAGTTCTATTTTTTCAAACAAACCAATAAAATAATCTTTTTTGTAAACAAACACCCACTTGTTTAAACACCGTAAAAATGGTTTGTTGAAATCTGTAGTAATATTAATACCTTTAGACCCAATTTCTCTATTTACTTCTCTAACACCAGCCCACTCTTTAATTTCTTTTGTTGATAAGTTTATACCAACAATTGCTTTTTTAAGATTACTATTAACTGGTGCTACAGCTAACCCTAATTTATAAGCGTGTTTCATATTTTGACTGTTGTTAACCCACTCTAAATTATTTAAGTTAAAGTTGGTTTTTACACCATCAATATGATTTACTCTATCCGCCCCTTCAGGCTTGTCAATAAACGTTTCTGCTACGATACGGTGAACAAAAAAGAACTTTTTCTTACCTGTTTCATCCTTTAGTAACACTTGTGGGTAGCTTATTTCAGCTACCCTTTTTGTGTTTTCTTCTCTAACAATACCTGTGTTAGAGACTTCATAACCTTTACACCTAGGAAAAGGCTTCCATATAATTGTATTTTCCATTTAGCAAAGATAAGTAAAACTTTACTAAATGTCAACACATATTTACTAGTACCCAGCGACCGAAGGCGAAATTTCTAAATGCAAGCTGGTATTCCCTCTACGTAGAGTTACACCACCAGTTGACATTCTATGATAACTTGATGCGTCAATATCTGAGCTAATTGCTGCTAGATCACCTGAACCAATGTTAGACAAATTTTGGATAATCTTGTACTGTTTTGGCATAGGAGTCAAACCAGCTACAACACCATGCAACATTCTACGTCCTTTTTCTGCAACGAATTGCAAATTAGGTTCGCCATCAAACATTCCATCATCAATGAACACCATTCTGTAAGACTCCAATGGGAATCCAGTTTCAGGGTGTAAAGGTGATTTTACTGCTCTACGACCATAATCGAAGATAGGATTATGTTTTACTTTAATGTAATATCCATCAATATGATACATTGCTGAGAAGAAACCAGTAGACAACAAGTCATAATTAGAATCTCCTTTGATAAATTTATCTGCTGCTGAACCGCCACCTTGTGCCAAGATGTTTTGGATAGTACCAGATTCTTTCATTGCACGATCAAACTCACGCATTCCACCACGACCAGTGTACAAGGTAATTGAAATACCGTCTGTATCAGACTGACCAAAGAAAGCGTTTGCTACTACGTTTTGCAAAAAAGAGTATGTTAAACGAGTATAAGTGGTGTAGTTGTTAACTTGTTCCAAGATACCAGCACCTGTAGGAATTGGCTTACCTGTAAACACATCTTTCAAAGGAATTTCACCATTTGCTCTACGGTTGTAGCGAGAATACCAGAACATATGTTCTACTTCTTCCAACCACGCACGTTCAAATTGATATTGTTCAAAATCCATCCACAAGCTGATAGGAGCTTTTCCTTCTGCGTTGATAGAGATCGACATTACACGATTTGCTGAATTACCAGCCCACTGATGAGACATACGGATGATGCTCATTTGGTTCTTATACTTGCCTGGAGCTACACGTTTGAATTCAGTACCACGAGATTCTGATTCAGCATTGAAAGTGTTAAGATCAGACCACAACACACCTACAGCAAGTTCAGAAGCTGGAACAGATACTGAATCTGCTACTGCATTCAATTGCAAGGTATATTGGAAACCTTCGTTAACTTTAATTGGATCGCCCAATACATATGCTTGTACTCCAAGAGGAGATTCAATCATATAATTACGCTTCAACCAGTTGTCAGTAAATGTCAATGTAAACGCTTGGTTACCCAAACCTACGTTAACCAAAGATGCTGGTGCTACAGCTACTGGACAAGCTTTGTTCAAACGGCTCATTACTGGCCAAGTGAATTGAATGTCTGGTAGTTCTTTTACTTTTGAATTGGTCTTCTTGAATCCGCCATCTGCGGATACAATATCACCCATTGTTGCCATAGCTAAAGGGAATGATTTGGTAGAATCACCCAATAACCAGGTCAATTTAGTCGTCAGTTCTGCTGGAGAACCGTGACGAGCTGCATAGAAATTGTTTTCATCCAACATTGCCTTCGCATCGAAGATGTCTTGTTGTACTTGAAAGCGAAACTTATTACCCCTATTACCTGCCATTTGTTATTTATTTATTGTTTTAAATTGTTTGTTCTTATACGTAAAAATCTTGCATAGTTAGTGATCTAGGATCACCATCACCAGCACCAGATCCTTTTTTACCTTTAGCTGCTTCTGCATTAAGTTTTAACTTAAGTTTTTGCGCATTCTCAGTTGAGGCTTTAATTTGTATCAACTTAGAAAGATCCCCTTTCTTAAATTGAAAATATTGATATTGAAGTAGTTTTTCTAAATTAGATGAATCAATTGGTGTAGCAAACTCGTATCCTTTACCATCTGTTGTTCTACGTAAACCAGCTAAAGCAAACTTCTTAAACTCTTGAGCCTCAGCTCTTCCAGTTAATTTAAAGCTGCCTAGTTTTCCTGATTCAAGAACCTCATCAATTGCTGAAACAGTTAACTTATCTCGTTTCTTCTGTTCTTCAGCTTTTACTTGTTGTTCCTTTAGAGTCTTATCAGTAATCAAAGCTTGGTCAGCTTTCAATTCTTCTAAGGCAGATGTTGCTTCAGCAACTATACCTTCTTCAGAATCTTCTACTGTTTCGAGTAACTTCTGAATACGCTTCTCATTTTTAATTCCTTTACTTTGGTAGTATTCTTTAAGAATCTCTTTTGCAAGTTCAGTATCAGATTCGTTTAACTCAACTTTGGAGTAATCTCTTCCAGTTACAGATTTAAACAGATCGGCTACATCTCCACCATTGTAAGCGTGTTGTAATGCTTTGTAAGCAGTAGGATACTTTTCTTCAATTTCTCCCAAGAAACTATCTAAAGCAGCTTCTCTTACAGCTTTTTCTCTAATTGCTATACCTTGAGGTGTTAGTGGATCTACGTCACCATAGTCTACATCTACACCTTGTCCAGTAATCTTTTCTACTTCTTCAAAGAACGTTGAAGGATCTGGAGATTCATCCCCATTCTCTTCTTCTGTTTCAGCTTCTACTGGTGCAGCAGGAGCCTTATCTTTCTTCTTAATAGGTTGTTTTTCTTCCTCTTCCTCCTCTTCCTCCTGTTCAACCTCTACTTTCTTCTTAACCTTTTTTACAGGTTTCTTTTCTTCTTCTTCCTGGACTTCCTCTTCTTCTTCTTCATCAGATTCTTCTTGTTCGTCTGTATCTGAAGCCAATAGATTTTCACTTGTGAAGTCGTCCCAAATAGAACCTTCTGATTCTTGAGTTTGTTGTTTAGCCATCTGTTTAGTTTGTTAGTTGCTCAAATATAATAACTTGTTTGTTATTGATTCTCTGTAGATTAAAAGCTAAAGAATATTAAGCTTTTGATTTAGATTTTTTCCAATTATCTAGTTTAGGTCGTATAAAGTGTTGAAATATCCAACCTCCAAAAGCTCCTATTAAAGCTAATACGAAAGCTCCTAAAGCTTGAAGTAAGAATGTTCCTATTGTTACACTTGTTGCTGCACCTAGTATCATAGCTATAAATTCGTTTGATTGTTCTTTGCTCATGACGTTTATTACATTTTTATTTTTTAGATTTTGCTTTATTACGTTCTCCAACTACTTTATTCTTCAAGGCAGTTTGGTTGGCCTTATCAGCTATGCGTTCTCTTACAGTTAGCTCATGTTGTTTTAAGTCAAGTTCTCGATCCTTTTGTCTAGCCTTAACAGCTTCAGATCTTTCTTTAAGAGCTATTTCTCTTTTCTTGTTTTGATCATCAGCAATTACCTTTTGAGCAGCAGAAGGATCAATGATAGCTTCAGGATTCTGGTCTATTCCAGATTGCTTCAGCATTTCTAGATCTTCCTCTCTATCGTACTTAACGTGGAGTAATCTTTCTTCAATAACACCTTTCAGTTCTTCAAAAGCATTTTCAATCATAACAAGTCTTTCTTGACCCTCTTGTTCAGATTGTTGAGCAGCTTGAGCTTGTTCTTGAGACTTCATCTCCATTTCTTGAAGAAGAATCTTAAGCTTAGATAATGACTTAGCTTGCACTACATCTACGATTGTAGAAGGGTTAACTCCGTTTTGAGCAAAAGCTTGAACTTGTTGTCTAACCATTTCCAAATTAGCTAAATCTCTAGCTGAACGAGAAATATAGACACCCATATCCATTTCTGTATATTGTACAGGATCAACAGATAGCATTTGTGTTCTTAAATCATCACCTTGATAGACAGCTTGAAAACCATCAGACCAAGCTAGTTTAGAAACATCCAACAAACCTTGTAACTCACAACGTACAAACTCCTCAAATCTTGAGAAGACCTTTTCAGAAATAATAGACGAATTATTTGAAGCTAGTTGAGCACCAGTAGCTGTATCACTAGCAGTTACATTACCTTTTCTTTGTCTTGAAATACCTAACAACTCATCCCACTCTTGTTTTACAAAAGACATTAAGTCAATTAGGTTGTTTATATGTTGATACAAACCCATATCCAGCACAGTGTACTGATTAAAGTTTTTATCAACTCCAGGTTGTGATCTATCAATTAGTGCCCATCCTGTGGCATCGGCCCAGTAGAAGAACTTCTCTTCATCCCAACCATGTTTCTTTGGAATAGCTGCTTGATCCATAAGAATAATCTTACCCTTAGATTTAGCAATCGTCTTTTCCATTTGGAAGTGAAGAATACGGTGAAGTATCTCATATGGCATCCCCATCTCTACAATGGATACATTTTGGGAATGTGTATCTGAAAACCTTTTACCGTTGTAAGGTAGTTTACAGATAGAAGCATTATTAACTGTATTCCTTTGTCCCTCTACTGGTTTAATTCCTAAGAACAAACCTTTCCTATCACCTACATTAATTTTATATCCTTCCCAAACTTCATTAACCCAATACCATTCACAAGTTTCCCCAGCTTCTTTATTTACTTTGTAATTTTCAGGTACTTCAACTTCTTCAATTTCACCAGTCATCGGGTTAGGGTAACTAAGAATACCAATCTTAGTGAGGTATTTCCATGTACAATGGAACACAACTACTTTCGATTTACGTAAATCTCTATCATCTCTTAAAGCAAGTTGATTACTTACTCTAGCTCCATTGAAACTTAGGTGTCCAGATTGGTCTTCAATAATATCAATTTCGTCTTCTTCTAATTCTTTGTAGAATTGATCTTGTACTTCTGAAGGAGTCATGTAAGTACGTTTCACTACCCACTGTCCATCTTCTATATACTCAGAATCAGGTGATTTATCGTAATCAATGTCAAGTGGAGAACAACGTTCATATACCATCTTACCACCACGTATACCTTTATAAGTAAAACATTCACCAGCAATCAACCAATCTCTAAAGAGTCTTTTAAATTTTTCTTCTAGTTGTTGTTGGTCAATAATAATGTTAAGTGCTGTATCAGCAATCTCAGCTCTTTTATCTCTGTAATTAGAAGCGTAAGCTGCTTTAATCTTGTCAGGTAATTGAGGTTGTTCTGTAGGAACACCTGTATCTTGTCCTGAAGCATTAAGTGCATTAATGAACTGTTGTTCTAATGACCTAAGAATATCTTTGTACATTGCTTCTTGTGCCATATTGTAGGCATCAGCATTATGTACTTTTACAGCAAAAGAGAAAGGTCGTTTTTCATATTCACCCTCAAGTAAGTCTACGTTAGGGCGAATGATTGAGTAAGGTCTTAGTTTGGCTGGCCAATTAGTGTAATCACTATTTGACGAATTTAGCGGGTTGACTACATACCTGAAGTAAGAATCAGGTAACCTATTGTTGTAAGCTTCGTAGAACACTCTTGGATCTCGTATGTTTGGGTTGATTACCTCATCCATAAAAGTACCCAAACTTATGTAATAATCCATTACCTTCTTTGTGTGCTCAAAATCACTCTTAGTCTTTTCAGCGTAAGTGGTTCTAAGTCTAGGTAATCGTGATGTATGTCCAGTACTTTGTTCTACCATGTTTTTACATTAATAAGTCTGTAGGATCTCTTCTAGTTTGAGCACTATTGACTACAGATAACATTTCGTGCATCTGGAGTTTGTGTTCTCTGTAATCTGAACTATCAGAATACAAGCTTCTTGAGAAGATATGATCTCTACCTTGTTTAGTTTGTTGTTCTACTACCTGTAATTCAGCTTCTTGGAGAATAGCCATTAAGACTAACATACAGGAAATACGGTCAAAGTTACCATTCGGGGAGTACTTTATCAACTCCTCAAGTAGTGCTCTATCGTATATTTTCTCTAGGTTAAGAACATATTGAGTATTCTCTCCATTTATTTTTATAGACCGTTCTTTTAACAACCAGTCTACAAACTTTTGTATTAATTCAGGCTTATTTGACTCCTCTACTCGTATAAAGAACTCTCTTCCTGATATTTTTTTGTGTTCTCTAGAGTGGTTAAACACTGTTGGACGATCTCCACAGTAGTTTAAGAATCCATATTGTTTAGCATAATTCAGTAAATCGTTACCTCCTCCTTTAATCTCAGTCTGTACTACAGCATTGTAATAACGAGCTGCTAAGAAGACTCTTCTATGGAAATCTTTAGCTCTGGGTGGTCGACCTGCATACCAACCAACCAGGATGTCGTCTTCAGTTGGGAACAAAGTATTTATTTTCTTATACACATAAAAAGAACCTAAAGAGTTCCATTGAGTAGTTTGATCTAAGTCTTGGTAGAAACAATCAGCTACAATGTAGTACAGGTTGTCTGGAACTTTACCATTATCATCACGTAAAGCTGATTCAAACATAATGAAAGCTCCTTCTAAAGCTTCATCTGTTTTGTGTGGATAGTGATCTACTTGTACAAGTTTGTGGTTAAGTTTAAATACAATCTGTCCCTCTTCAACTTCAAACTCACCTTTTTTAAGAATACCAGAAACATCTGGAGAAGAGTCAATCATTCTTAAGTGACGTTGTAGTTTTTCAACAGGGAATGGATTGTTGTTTAGTCGCATTAAAGCTTCCATAGGAGTATTATGAACATGAAGACCTATTACAGAATAATAACCTTTTTCTGTTGTTAAGTCATAAACCTGCCCTGTACTATGAAACTCAATACTTTCTACAAAATCTTGGTTGTAATCTTTAGTGGGTTTGGATAAGTTTGTAAATGAATCTATTACCCCATTCTTTCTATTTGAGATAAATCTAATATCTTTTTTAAAAATATCTACAAAATAAGAATCTAATTCTAGGCTCTGACCATCATATTGTCGACCTTCTCCATTTATTTTCTTTTGTGTTCTTCGTTTTGCGTTTATACCAAATCCACTTAATAACATTTGTATATCCTGTAAAAATTGATTGTGTTTAGTGTACATTGTTACTCTTTTTACTGTTTTGTAAGCACAACCATCACTATCAAAAACTCCACTTAAAAACTCTTTTACTACAGATTTTGGAGACTTAATTATATAATTTGGAACGTGAACATTACGCTTTAACTGACCATTTTCTAAAACTTTTACCAATTGTAATTCTTTAAATATAAATCCTATTAAATTAGAATTGACTCTTAACTCAATTGAACCTTTGCTGGGATTTCTTTCTGTTACACCCTTAAATATTTTTTCTAAAAAGTATTTAGACCAGGTATAGCTTTCTTTATCTTTAATATCAAAAACTAATGATAGTGTGTGAGAACTACCATTTCCATGTAAACAACCATCACCCATATATAGTCCTAAGAATCTTGCCCACTCCTCGTCTATCTTAATTTTTGTGGTAAAGCAATTTAAGCTAGTCTTTATTTCTACTTCTTGATATTCTGTATTAAATGTAATGGGTAAAAATTGAATACTATCTCCAGATTTCATATCTTTTAATCTGATATAGTCTTTTCCATTGAAATAGAAATGTGTATTTGTAGATATAATTTCTCTACCTTTTTTTGTTTTTAAGATATATCTATCCTGTATGCCGTTATCATACTTTTCTTGTACATCTTTAATTTGTATTAGTCCTAATTTTTCATGCGAAACCCAACTATCAGGATGTATGCAGTAAGGGTACTCAGCTATTTGTTTGTCCATTAAGTTAGATGAACCTTTTGCAGCTTTCTCTCTTTGTTGATCGTGGTATTGTTTAGCTTTATCAAAGTCTGTGTTTCCCCACTTATCCATGAATCTAGTCATGTTAGCCCAAGCTGGAAAGAAGAAACCGTGATCTTTAGGTAATAAACTTTCTTCCCAACAGTTTTCAAAAGGTAAGCAATCAAATACGTCAGGGTTACCAAAGATATTTTCTAGTCCTGCTATACCTGGGCCTTGTTCTCCACCAGTTCCCCATACACACATCATAGAAAATTTAACACCACCTTCTTCAGCTAAAGCTTTTGCTGTCATCCAAGATGACTCTAAGTTAGGGAATGATCCACCTTCTTCAAAGTTTACAAATCCCCTCGCACCACGAAGCTTACGTGGATGATCAATTACAGCTCCTTGTATTTCTCCACCAGTTTTAACTTCAGCTCCAGTTTCTGGATCTAAGAAACTAGCTTTCTTGTATAGGTCTTGATCTTTAAATTGTCTAAGATGTTTAAACGCTCTTTCAGTAGAAGCATTGTGGAAATTTATCTGATCCCAAGCTTTAGAGAGTACACCATCTTTGTTTAAGTATCGTTCTACTGCAACAAAATAAAACACGGGGGTTTCTGTTTGGAAGGTATATTCATGAACACCAAATGATGCCATTAATTCTGAGAACCCTGTACCACGAGGTTTAAGAATAGCAAGATTTAAACCATTGGTAATGGCTAAGTTATAGTCGCAAGCAAAAAAGTAATGTATTGGCCAAAAATTAGGAAACGAGGTAACCCGTTTTGAAACAGCTACTCCCTTCTCTACAGTCTTCATTTGCTTGTAGTTCAAGAAGTGATAATACTTACCAGGTATCCAAAGTTTAGTTATTGGATTCTCATACCCGTATAAGCATCTCTCTTCTTCTTGTGACCAGAAGATGTTGTACTTCTTTGAATTGTACACCTCACCACAATACTTTCCTTCTTTAAGGAACTTGTTTGCAGCAGGACTAAACAGTTCTGTGTGTTCAAAGTAAGTATTAAGAAGTAAGTCTTTGTTGAACTTCCCTCTGATCTTTCTTGGTATGTCTTGGATTAAACTTTCCATTATTCAACTTCTTCCTCAGTTTGTTTAGGTCTTTTCTTACCAGTGTCTTGTCTCATTGCTTTCCAACCTAACTCATGATCACCTTTAGATGTTGGAGCAGCTATTAAACCTAGTCTACTATTCTTCTCTAATTCCTCTAATGTTCTTACAAATGAGGGCACTTTCTCTAGAGTAGCCATAATTTTACCTGGATCATGAACTAAACTACCACTAGAGTTTCTTTCGTTCAAGTCAATACTTTCTAAATGTGTTGAGAACTTATCCAAGAACTTAGTAATTACTTTAACTGAATTAGTTGTTTTGTTCTCATTACCTTTTAAGTACTTAGCTGTAGCTAATTTAAGTTCAGGAGATTCTACCCAGAACTCAGTAAAGTTACAATCAGTTTTTGCTTCCTGAACTTTCTCCTTTTCAGTAAGATAATCTTTATACGGGGACTTTGGAGAATATACTAAGTACATATACTTAAGCTCATTTAAAGCTTTTAGTTTCTTCCTACCATCCATGTCTCCTTTAGTATCTTTATTGTACTTAAGAGTGAGTAGAGTTTGTATTTCAGGAACAAGTTTAACTTCTTCCATTACAAACTCAAGTTCTCCATCACTATTTACTCTCAGCCAATCCATAATCTAAATTTCTAAACATTGTCCAATAACCCACAATTGTATTAATATCTCCATAAACTAAGTAATCATTAGAAGTATCATAATAACTAATGTAAAACTTAGAACCTTTAAACGTTTTCCAATCATCTTTGTATGGGTAAGATTTAATAGCTGTTATTTGTTCCCAAGTTATGTAAACTTCTCCAGAGTGCTCTGTAAACTCTCTTTCTACCTTTGTTTCAATCTTAATACCTAACTCATGAAGAAGTTCAGTGTTGTTTTGATCTTCTTCATCTTTATAAATAGGATCTCTAAAGATCACGGTAAGTTTTAAAGGATCATTGAAGTTGTAGTTTGGATCTAATGTAATCATGGTTTTTTTATAAATTTAATCACCCAATTTTTTAAAACTTGGTTCTCAAGATCTGGTGTAAGAAATTGAATTACACCTATACTTGAGTGCATAACTTGATCATCCTTTAATATTAAATCAAAACAATTAGTTTTAGGATTTCTATAAAAAGTTAAATCTTTTGAGTTTAATTTAAAGTCTCTGTACTTTTGTAATTCTTGGTATTCATCCAAGTCAATAGTTACTTTTGGTTTTGAGTAAACGGCCATTATTCTGTAATTTGGAGTATAACATAAGTTAATTGTACTTCATCCATATCTTTGAACCTTTCTTTGTTCCAAACCCACACATCTTCGTTAGCAAACTTATTAATAGTTCCATACCCATTCATCTGTAGGTTAATCTGTGCCAAGAAGTCAGGTTCTGATTTAAGAACAAGATTCTTTAGTGTTGTCTTTTCAATTGTTATCATAATGGTTTAGTATTTGGTTGTATACTGTTTGAGGATCGGTGTCTTTTAAGTATCTTATGATTGTATCGTCTGTTAAGGTCATGTTATTACTTGGAATAAAACTTGTTGGCCAATGTAATGTAGCTGGTTTTCGTCTTTCATTTAGCCCCCACAAAACTTCTTTTCCACCTTTTAGGAATCTGTAGTCCATATTACCTGAACCTAAACTAGAGTAGTAGTTAGAAAAAGTTGTTGGTTCATAAACAAACTCCTCATCTTTAAACAGTTTTCTGTGCGGTTTCCAACCCTCTCTTATAAGGATATCAATTAAAGTCATTCTGGTTGTAATTTTATTTTACCTGTTCTTACTGCTTTCTTGAACTCTGCTTGTTGAATAGGATCTAATCCTTGTAAGTAGTTAATCATCATTAGTTCTTTTGTCTTACATTTGAATACTCCAAGATAAGGCCATCTTACATTATCCCAACTACCTTGTTCGATAACAAGTTTAGTGTATTCAGATTGACACTCAATAATTTCTTTAACATCTTTTAAGGGTAGTCCAAGTTCTTGAGCTACTTCTTTTAAGATTAAGTGATTAGCAATTATCTTGTCCATTCAATCAGTATTTGTTGGTTGTAAAACATTGGATGTAGTTTATTTTTAACTATAACCCCCTTCTTTTTTAAGATGTTTAAATAGTTAACCATTACTTGCATCTTGTTGTTAGTTAAGTTACATAATTGTGTTCTTACTTCTTTTGTTATCTCTTCTTGGTTAGGAAGAATAGAAAGAAGTACAGTAACTAACTTTAATTCCTTGGTTGTTAAACCATGTGGATTAGAAGAAGAAATAAAAATACCAGAGAGAACTCTCACAAGTCCTCCTGGTGTTTTTGGGTTTAGTTTAAATTGGTTCATTTAATTATACACGTTCAGGCCAAGTCCACATTCCAGGTTGTACACCTTGGTTAACACTTGTTTTCCATAAGTTCGGGCCTGACCCATCTACCATAATCTGTATGTTGATACAGTTATCACTCCACACAGCAGTAATAATTGCTGGTAATGTGTAAGCTTGGTTATGTGTGTGCCATACATTACTTTGGCTTGCAAAGTATTTTCTATCATCTTCTGTAGTGTGATAGTGTACTATTCTTCCAATTGTTGGTTTTTGTTCCATATTATTTATTTAGTTTAGTCCTTCTTTAGCTCGTTCAGCTTTAATCCAAGCTTTGTACTTCTCTTCATCTGGAGTTAAAGCTTTAGGCATTTCTTTTACAATCTCAATGTTTGATTTAGGTTCTGTAGATTGTAACTCATCTAAGTTAGTTTGTTTCATTCTCTGAAGTAACTCAGCATACTCTAACCCAGCAGCAACCAACCTAGCAATACATGATTGGAATAAGTAATCCTTCCATCTTGATTTAGGATTAACCCGTTCAGCTATGTTTTTGAACACATAACCTTCTGTGTATACAAGAGAAGCTTTCCATTCAGGAAGTTTAAGTTCACTAGGAAGATTAGGATCTTCAATAATGGCTTGTTTACTTCTAACTGCTTTTTCCAGCCTTAAGTAAGCTACATCTTTGTTACCTTCTTTGGTAGGAACTTTTTGGGTTGTTAGGGTAAGGTAGTATTTGATTTCATGTTTATCGTTTAACTTGTTAAAGTTAGACTCATACGACATGATAATACTTCTGAGTAGTTGTTCAGAATACAAAGAATCATCTGATTCATCTTGTATCGTACCTACTTCAATCTCTTCAGTTTCGAGTTCTTTACTTTTTTCCTGCTCTTGCATGGGTAATTTGTTGGTAATAGTTAATTGCTAAATCATTATTAAATAATCCTTCGTATACTTTATCTAAGCTTCTTTGTACTTTGTATTGTACAGAAGGAATAGCTGATAAACTATCTGCTGTTTGATCTAGATCTTTAGTTAAAGACTCTAAACTAGTTTTGATGAACTGTAGCTGTTCTTGCGTACCAAACAATGTTGGTACAGGAATAACATCACTCTTACGCTCACCTTCTCCAGTTGTTACGGTATCTTTTGTATATTCTTCTAAGCTTTCAGAAGCTGTCTTTAACCAGAAGATACCCATTTGTAGGTTATGGATTACGTGTTGTAATGGAGCTAGTTGGTTTTCTCTGTTAAGAACAACTAAAGCCATATCAATAAGAGGTACTAACTTTATTCCTGATTCGTTTATTGAATTCATGCTTTTCTTAGTTTACGTGCAGATCTTCTCATTCTTCTATTCGCTAGTGTCGGCATCCATTCAAAGAACTTAGATGAGTGTTTATTCATCTTTGTTAATTTAAGTTCTTCTGTTAACGATTTGATGTTTACTTTGTTTAATTCCAACATTTCTTTAAATGAGTTCTTTTTAGTCTCTTGCTCTTCTGAGGTTAGTTTAGCTTCTTCTTCCAGATTTAAAGAAGATAATTCAGTTACTACATTATCTTGAGCTTCTTTAATTTGAGCTTTTAACTTTTTGATCTTTTGTTTTCTTGGGTCTTTCGACATCTTCTCTGGTTGTTTAGGTGACATTAACTCTTTAGTTATTTCTTGCATCTCTAAATGCAGAGAAGACGAAGAATAAAAATCAATATTGTTTTCCATTGTAATAAAATTTGTTGTTGTGACAAAAGATTTGTTGCATGAAATAATCTCCTTGTTCATCTATTGTACATAGAGCAAAACCATTTTGCCATTGATTTTTAGTTCCTCTTTCTGCGTAATTGAAGAACGGGTGATTTACATCTCCAGCCCAACCAATATTGAAGCCAGCAGTTTTACCTTCTACATACATCTGTATCCTGTGTGTGTGAACAAAAGCTACAGAACCTCTAAACTTATCTATGTGTTGTTTAGCACAATGAGTGTTGTAGTATTGACCATGCAGAATTTCTAGGTGTTGTCCTAGCGTTACATAATCTGAAGACCATCTTGTAAATACATTGAAACCTCTTTCTTTAAGTTTAAGAGCTTCTTCTGGAGATTGAATTGGAGCTTTAGCATTCTGCATATTGCTCATGTACCTGTTCCAACGATCTTCATGATTACCATACAAATAAACCTTGTTTGCTTCTTTAGGAAAGTTTGCAAGTAGTTCATCTAATACTTGGTTACCAGCTTTGTATTCTTGATCTAAAGTAAGTCCTTTAATTGCCGTAAACTTGTCTTTGTCGTGTCCAGATAACGAGTTAAGGTCTAAGAAGTCACCCATCAAAATTAAGCCTTGTGGTTTAATATCGTGAGCCAACTTTTTAACTCCATCCATCATTGCTTGATTATGCCCTGGAACATGAGTGCAGCCAAGAAGAAGGTATGTTCCTGGGTTAGTGTATTTGTTAGATTTGTATTCCCCAACTTCTTCAAATACTGTGAAAGGTGTAACTCTTTTTGGTGTATCTACAACCTTTGGCTTTTCTTGTTTGTTAATTGCTTTTGAAATAATCTTCCTTATTTGTTCTACACTTAGGTCAGAATCAAAGTAACCCTTTGTTTCCTTAGCTAAGTCTGTTATGCTTTGATCTATTTTTATGTGACCAAGAGCGTAGTCTTTAATGTGTTGGTTATTCAATTGTTTCTTTGTTTAATTTTCTACAAAGTAAACATAAAAATGATTTACGTGCAAGTAAATGACTAAATTTATTTTTGATTTACAGATCTATAATTGTTTTCTTCTAATGTTTTAATCCTGTGATGATTAGCACACAGAACGTCACATTTTCTTATTTCTGTCTTAACAATATCTATTTTAGTTGACCACTGTGTAAATTGTGATATATTAAAAAGTTTTTCTTTACGGTCTCTGTGGTCAAACTCTAGAACTCTGGAGTCTTTAATACCACACACTTTACACCCCCTCAATGTTTTATATCGTTTTATAAACTCTTTTACCCAAGTTTTTGTTTTCTTTTCTCCCATTTTTCGCTTACTGTATCTTCTTAAATTACTTTGTTGTGCTTTTAGTTTTTGGCCCAAACCACAATGATAACTAACAGTTCCTTTACTACACTTAACAGTTTTTGCTATCTCTCTGTACGATTTTCCTTCTTGTCTCAATTTGAGAATACTTTGTTTTTTATCCATGTTGTTGTTTAGTAAAAAACCCATCTTGTGGATGGGTCTAAGCTGTTAAAGTTTAATTTTAAATACTACTGGTAACAAGCCACCCTATCCTCATGAGTCTCACGTTGAGGTTTAAAATTGGGGAGAAAGGGGGTGTGTTTCTTCATATCGGCTACAAATATAGTTATTTCTTGTTAGCTTCCAAACAATTTGTCATATATTTATCTCTAAATTTGAATAATTCTTCACCTAAGTAGCCTTGGAGGTAAGCTAATGGTTCATCATTGTCTTGTTCTGGTCTAATACCTTTAAGATCACAAATGTACATGACTAAATGCATAAGCTCGTGGCATAAAGTGTTGTAATCCAAGTACTTAGGCTTAAGAAGAAGGTAAATTTCGTGTTTTTCTTTGTATTCTGGATGTACAGCAGTAATGGCATGAGCCTCTAGGTATTCTTGATCTAAAGTTAACTTAAACTTTTTATTGTAAGCTTCCCAATTATCTGATATAAGAATGACAATATCTAGATGATAAATAGGTAATTCAATTGTTGTTATGTTCATAGCTCACCCCTCACCCCAATTAATTATTGGTTTTAAGTTATTTTAAAGTTTAAAGTTAGTTAAAGAATACAAAGGAGCAAAGCAAAGCCTATAAAGAAATTGTTACTTCTTTTAAACTCTTGACTATCAACCCTTTGTGGCAGGTTTACTTTGCTATTATCCCATCTTACGATGTTCTGGTCTTCTCCACTTCCTGAAATGTTCCGTTTTACTTAGACTAGCTTTAACTAGTACGGCTTGCAACAGGGCCAGACTCCACATTAAGTTCTATAGCTGCTTTGTCTTTCGACTATTTAACTATAAATAAAAACCCCCTCACTTAGCTCTGCAACAAGTAGTGGAGGGGGTAAAAAGAAAACAAAATGAAAGTTTTTAATGTGTTCTTAACTACTTGTTGCCCTACAAAAGTAAGCTAATTTACTTTGTTTGTCAAGTAAAAGTCAATAATTATTTTAGGTATATAGGTTAAGTACTTAAGTAGCTGATAATCAGTCCCCCTAGGCTAAGAAGTAGTTAAGATACCTCCTAGGTTGTTATGTCCAATAATGTAGAAAAGGTTGAACATATGTACATTATATGTACAGTTTTTGTACTTTGGTGGTTAAAGTTAGGGGAATTAGGGGAAAAAGGAGTTTATGTATTGAGGATAGTACCCGATCATCTTAACCTCCCCCCATCATTGAACAGAGTCGAAGTACCCCGTACTCGATTGATTATCAACAAATTAAACGTCTAAAACTATGAAAAAGATTAGTATCATTACAATTGGTGCTGTTCTAACAGTGTGGTTCACATACTGTATTGCAACAGCAGTTAAGCTAATTGCTTAAGTTATTGAACATTTAACCTTGACTGCATGCAGATTAATAGAGGTTAAGTGTTTGACGATCAAGCGATTATATTAACTTTCTCTTATTTGTGGTGATTGGTGATACCATTAAGTTCACCTAAAAAAGTCTAAATTATCTGTATTATGAACAAGATTAACACATTTGCTCCAAGTTTTTCAATGAAAGATTCAATGTGGAGAGTTCGCATCACTGAATCTAAGAAGGGAGTTCTTGGACAGCTCGAAGAAAAGACTGCTTTCTTGAAGTTCGAGACACAGGAGGAAGCACAAACTGCCTTTGACACACTTCAGTCTGGAGATGTTATCGTGAAGTTTGGCGAGAAACAAGCTAACGCTGACTTGTACAACATCGAAGTTGCCTTGGCAAGTGCTAATGCTGTAACTACAGCTTAGTATGTGTACAATCTACGGAGTATTGGTATCCATTGAGGATGCCAACTCCTATGATTTCAAGTAATTAGGGGATTATTCCCCTTTTTAGATGTTTTATTAATTAATAGTGAGTTATAG